TTTGTTTATATTCTATATTTTGTGCAGAAATATATATTGAATTTCTATATGAACTAAAATTATTTAATAAATAATTTAATAAATCAAAATTAAAAATTAAGTTACTATTATTAATTTTTTTAGTTGTAATTAAATTTGAATTATAAACATTTATTAAATCATTTTGTGAATTAATTATATTAGTAATATAATTTATTACTGTTAAATAATTTGATGTAGATGTATTTATAATTATTTTTAAATTACTCCAATAAAACATTGCAGATTTTGAAAAATTTTCAAATTGTGTTATTAAATTATTATAATAATTTAACAAATTTGATGAAGTCATTGTATTATTACTATATTTATCTATTAATTCATTTTGATCATAACGTTTGATATAATCTATATCAGGATTTTTTTTAATTAAAACACTTGGTATTTCAACTTTTAAAAAAATATTTGAAACTAAATCACCATATTTTGATAATTCACAAAATCCTTCTTCTCCAAAATTTGGAACAGTATTAAATGTTTCTTCTATAATATCTATTGCAAATATAGTATGTTTTAAGTATACTATTTTAAAAAATGTAATTTGTGGATCGATTGTTAAAAATGTGTCTTGTAAATCAGTAGATACTATCTGTAAAAGACTTCCAGTCATTACAATAATATAATAAAAGTATTTTTAAGTATATTTAATTATTTTCTATTTAAATATTAATATGAATATTATAAAAAAAATAATTAAATATATTATTTTATTATTGGTTATATTTTCATCAATTATTTTTATAACTAAATCAAAAATAAGTAATATTGAATCTATATTAATTAGTTTAATTGGAACAACAACTTGTGCAATACTTGATCAATGCGCACCTTCATATTGTATTAGTGATAATTAATACTAAAGTGATGAAATAAATTGCCATTTATTATGTTCACATATTTTTTTCCATTCATCATCATGTTCTTGTAATTTTTCTCTTGATTTTAAATATGGGAAATATTGTAGAAAAATATCCTCTTCTAAAAGTTCAAAAATTTTATGAAATACATAATTATTATTTAAAAAATTTTTTCTTGAATCTTTTTTACCAGCAACCCATGGTTCTTGTACTTCTTTAAACATTGATCTTACTTTATCTTCTAATTCTCGTGACATTGTAGGTGGTGGCATTCCGTTTAATTTATTAATTATATAAGGAATATGTTCATAATATGAATTTAAATTTAGATTTTTGAGAATAGATCTCATTAGATCTTTATCTAATTTAGATAGATCAGTAATTTTTAGAACATTTAGTTCATTAATAATTTTTTGAAATATATCTTGAGGTATATCGGTTGATTCTTTACCTTGGCATTGATTTAATAATTCTGAAAAATGATTCATTCTTTTATAACCATTAGGTTTATTTTCAATAATTGAATCTTTATAATTAGGTTTATCTGAATCCATTTGTATTGGTTCAGATAAACCACAAGAAGTACATGTTAAGTAACCCTCTTGTAAATGTAGTGTTTTTTCAATATTACAAATATTACACACTTTTAAACTAATTGCAGATTGTTTTTTAAGTTCGGTATTTGTTGTTATCTTCATATATTTATTAAATAAATAATATTTATCATCATGATCATTTATTTTTTTTGTTTCTTTTATTTTTACAAAAAAATCTTGTAAATCGGTGGGCATGTGTATTTTTTTATCTTTAGTAGATGTATCATAATATTTAAATAAAATATCAGATGTATCATTTAAGTAATTTAATTCATCATCATTATTTTCAATTGATTTAATTTCTTCTTCTAATTCAATAATTTGATCAGAAATATCATTTTTAAGCTTATTAATATTAAATTGATCATTTAACATTGATAATTGGTTATTAATATGTGCAATATTATCATTAGGATTAATAAAAATATCTTCAATAATTTCACTCTCTTCAATTTCATTATTAATTGGATTAACATTAATAATATTTTGAATTTGATTATTAATGTTTTTTTTAATATTTTTTTTATCTAATTTTAATTCTTTTAATTTGTTATTTAATATATTTCTATATTCTTCTGGATTATTTAAATTTTCTAAATCATTTTTAAGTTTTTTTAATTTTAATTTTAATTTTGGTAAAAATTTTTTTTTTTTAGTAAACTCTTTCATAATCTCATTATGTTTAGAATCTAATGTACCATGAATAATAGCAGATTTTTTTAAAACATTTTGACAAAATGTCGAGTATTTTATATTTTTTTCTTTAAAATTAGACATTTGCTATATGTCATAATGTATTTAATAAACTTTAAATAATATATTATAAAAATATATATAAAAAAATACTATAAGATTAATTTTTTAAAAAATAATTTGGCGTTTTAATTATCAAAAAAAAATTTCTACAATATATTATATATAATAATGGCTGGAGGTTTAATGCAATTAGTCGCATATGGTGCTCAAGATGTTTACCTTACCGGAAATCCTCAAATTACTTTCTGGAAAGTTGTATATAGAAGACATACTAACTTTGCTGTTGAATCAATTGAACAAGTATTCAACGGTACTGCCGATTTCGGTAAAAAAGTCGTCTGTCAAATTCAAAGAAATGGTGATCTTATTACCAAAATGTATTTAAAAGTTGTCTTACCTGCCCTTACTTCCGGATACTCATGGTCTCCTATGGTTGGTCATGCTATGCTTAAAACTGTTGAACTAAATATTGGAGGAACCACTATTGACAAACACTATGCAGATTGGTTTAATGTTTGGTATCAACTTGCCAGAAAATTCGCCCATGATAGAGGTTATGATCAAATGATTGGTAACACTACCGAACTTACCGTTCCAAGTGCTGCAGGAACACCTACTGCAACTCTTTATATCCCTCTTTACTTCTTCCACTGCAGAAATGACGGACTTGCTCTTCCTCTAATTGCTACTCAATACCACGATACCAGAATTGAAATTGAATTCAATCCAGTCAGTCAACTTGTTTGCGGTACTTCCGCAGCAAGCGCTCCAGCTGTTTCACTTGGATCTTGCTCTCTTTTCGTTGATTACGTGTATCTTGATTCTGAAGAAAGAAAGAAATTTGCCCAAGCATCTCATGAATATTTAATTGAGCAACTTCAATTTACCGGTTCTGAATCAGTCACTAACACTACTAGTAAATTTAGACTAAACTTCAACCATCCTTGCAAAGCTTTATACTTCAACATTCAACAAAATCAATTCTTGAACACTACTGGTACTAATAAATTCCTTGCATGGAATCCTAAAGATGCTAATGCCATGAGAGTTGCTGCTACTCAAAGAGGTGTTCTTTCTTTTGCTGCTCCTAATGCCGCTGGTTTATTCGTTGCAGCAAGTGGTGTTACTGGTGATCTAGCTGCTGCTATCACTGCTGCTAGAGCAGTATATTATGATATTTCCGGATCTGCTACTGATATTAGTGCTGGATCTATTGTCATCCTTGGTACTCCTTTCCCAAATTATATTGTTTCTCAACCAGTTGCAACACTTACTTCAACATATACTTCTGGATTTACAAGACCAACAACTGGAGAAGGTTCATCTTCTTATGATGTTGTTGTCAGACAATGGGATAACTATGGTGTCTTCTTGGATAAGACTATTAATCCAATGTCAACAGTTCTTCTTCAACTAAATGGTCAAGATAGATTCTCTGTTAGAGATGGAGCTTACTTCAACTATGTTCAACCATGGCAATGCCATAGTAATACTCCTGCTGATGGTATTAATGTCTACTCCTTTTCTCTTAATCCAGAAGAACATCAACCATCTGGAACATGTAATATGTCTAGAATTGATAACGCAACTCTTAATCTTACTTTCGTATCAAGTGTTAGTGTTGTTGGTGCTGCTGGAACATCTTACTCAACCATTAGTGTTCCATCAATTACCAACTCCATCTGTAACATCTACGCCACCAATTACAATGTCCTAAGAATTATGTCTGGTATGGCTGGTTTAGCCTATAGTAACTAAATGCATTGCAAGATTTTTAAAGATCTATCATACATTTTTATTTTACTATCTTTTTAAACAAAAAATTGAAAATTTTACATTTAAAGAAATTTTATATATATTAATTCATATATATAACATGTCTATTCCAACACACATTAACTTCAAAAAAACAAAGGCTATTTATGAAATAGTTCAAAAAAAACAAGTAGAAAAAAAAGTAATTAAAACTGTAATTAAAACTGTACTTCAACCTGAAATTAAAAAACTTGTTCAATCTGCATCAACGACTAAAGATATAAATAATCAAATTATTGAATATAAAGATAAAAAATATGTTGTTTGTTATTGTCCATTCAAGGATAATGATATATTATTTGTAACTGATTTTTATTCTGAAGAAAAATATAAAGATTTAGTTAATAAATCATGGCATTATAGATTAGATGGAGGTTATATAGCATCATCTGCAATTGGTGATGATGAAAATAAAAAAGAATTATATCTACATAATTATGTTATGGGTAAATTAACATATAATGGTAAAGGACAACATCATACAATTGATCATATTAATAGAATTGGGAGAGATAATCGTACAGAAAATCTTAGAGAATTAACTCAATCACATCAAAATATTAATCAATCTAAAAGAGAAAGAGAAATCAAATTACCAGATGATTGTAATATTGATCCAAATGATATTCCAAAAAATATTTATTATAAACCACAATCTGGTGCTCATGGTGAACGATTTTATATTGAAATCAAAACTCCTGAAATTGTTCAAGTTTTATGTCTTAAAAAAGAGAATGATTTAGTTTCACCAAAATTTAGATGGTTTGGAACTAAATGTAAAACATTAGATTTAAGAGTCAAGTTAGAACAAGCTATTAATAAATTAGAGGATTTAAGAAAACAACATCCAGAAATAGCTGATCTGATATATGCTGTTGATAATGTAGATGAAAAGAATAAATTAATACAATCATTTAATGATATATTAGATTTGACAACATATCCAAAAGAAGTAATTGAAGAAAATAAAGGAAAGCTTTTAGAACAACATAATCCAATTTCTATTACAGAAGTACAAGAACAATTAGTAAAAGAAATAGAAGAAAAAACAATAAGAGGTTTGAAATGTAAATTACCAGAAGATTGCGGTATTACACCTATGATGATTCCTAAACATTGTTATTATCAAGCAGCAATACCACAAAAACGTGGTGACAAATTTTTAATTGATAAACATCCAAAGTTAGATAAAAGACAATGGTGTACTACAGAATCAAAAAAATTTACAACAAAACAAAAATTTGATTTATTATTACAAAAAGTAGAAGAACTAAATAAATTATAAATTATCTAATTTATAATTTATTTTTGATATAAATTTGCAATTAGAGTTAATCCACTAATAAAATGACTGATAATAAAACTGATTCTATTAATTAAAATATATTGTTTATTATTAAAAAGTAATTTAATCATATAAAAACTATATGCAATATAAACAAATCCTAAAATAAATTTTGATTTATTTTGTATAAATAAAAATATTTTTGTAGGATTTTCTGAAAATTTAAATTTAAATTTATTTTCAATAAAAGTATAATTTTTTGATATAATAAGTATAATACTTAAAATAGTTATAGTTATAAAAAATATATCATCAAATGTTATATTTTTAAAATATGATTGTTCTGTAAATGTAATTTTACCTAATAATCCTATAGGTATTTCTTTAAGATCAATTTTATTTTTATTTAATTCATCTATTACATTATTAAGAGTAATATTTTGATGTAATTTAATTTTATTAATTTTATTAATAAAATCAACATTAGTAGTATATGGATTAAATATATTAAATAAAAATTTTGTCATTAAAATAGATATATACATTTTATATATTATAAATTAATAAATTAATAATAAAAATTGATATTTTTAAATTTTGATAATTATTTACTAACTATCAATATAAAATGAAACTATATCTAAAACCTTTGTGTGACTTTGCATCTATTAATTATAAAGAAGATAATATTACAAGGAAAGAACGTGGTGATGCAGGTTATGATCTATTTGCAATGAATGATGTAATCGTTGAACCTTTTAAAGTTTCAAAAATTCAACTGGGAGTAGCATGTGAACCATTTGAATTAAATTATCATGGTTATTATCTTTATCCTAGATCATCAATTTCAAAAACACCTCTAATAATGGCGAATTCAGTTGGTATTATTGATGCTGGTTATAGAGGTGAAATTTGTGGAATGGTTAGAAATTGTACATCAGAATTATATATAGTTAAGAAAGGTGATAAATTATTTCAATTATGTTCTCCAGATTTAAAACCACTTGATATTACAATTACTGCAAATTTATCAGATTCTATAAGAGGTGAAAATGGGTTTGGTTCAACTGGTTCAAAAATTTAATAATTTTTTTTATAAAAAATTTAATAATTAATTTATAAAAAAATATTGTAGTCTAAGATGATCTATTACATTTCCAATAGTCTATTCCATAATCAGCATATAATTCTTGTCCAAATTTAATATTTTTGATGGACCATAATGTTATTTTTCTTTCATGAGGTTTTCTTTTTTTACCAGTAATTGGATCTTCTAATTCTATTCTAAATTCACAATTATTTTTAAATTTAGTACCATGAGAATCATTAATCATTGCTATATATGATCTTGGATAGCTCCTAGCATCAATATACCATTTTTTATTTAAAGAAAATGAATAATCACCAACACATGATCCATCATCTTCTTTTAAAAATCCTTCATAATATCCAATTAAAGTTTCTGAAGGTATATTTTGATATGTAAATATACCATTACCAGAATTTGGTATTTTAGATGTTGAAACATCTAAAACAAATTTGGTGTTATTCCAATAAATAGGTAAATTAAATGATTTATTTAATTCATTTAATAAAATTTGATTCATTTAATAATAGTAATATTATTATATCAATAAATCAATTTATCAATTTTTCAATTTTATTTTTAATAAAGTTATTTAAATATAATTAAATATCTAATAATATATTCTAATGTCAAAAGGTATTGATACATCTGTTGAAGATTATTTAGACGAAGATCCAATTATTTCAAATCAATTATTTGTGTGTGTATCTATTTTAACACCAAATTCAATTAAAACACCGGATGGTACTGTTGTTAAACAAGAAAATCAAGTTAGGGCATTTAAAATAAGAGGTGTATATGGGTCAAAAGAAAAAGCTGAAAAAAGATGTGAGGAAATTAGAAGATTTGATAAATATCATAATGTTTTTGTTGGTGATGTAGGAAAATGGTTACCATGGGATGATAATGCAGAGAATGCAGAAGATGCTGTATATGCAGAACCAAAATTAAATGAAATGATGAAATCATATAAAGAATCTCAACAAAAAGCAGCAGAATATACAGAAGAAAGAAAAATGAAAGCACATGCTGATGCAATGAAGAAAAAAAAAGAATTAGAAAAGACTAGTCAAAATGATATAATAACAGATAGTGATATTGAATTAAATAAAGAATTAAAAAATGACAAAGAAAAATTAGAAAAATTAAAAGATATAGTAGATACAGAAGAAAATCAATTAAAAGAAGAACAAGAAGTAATATTAAATAAAGAGAGTAAAATAAATAAAATAGATGAAGAATTAATAAAAGCAAAAAAATTATATGAAGACTTGATGGAAAAATATCATAAAGACAAAAATTAAATTTCAAAAATTTATATTTTATAATATTATATTAAATATTATAAAATGTTAACATTTAAAAATATAGCTATTGTAATATTTTTAATAGGTGTAATTATAATTGCAAGAGAATTAAAACAATGTAAATGTCCAAAAAAAAAAATAGATTATAAATATTTGCCTAGATCATTAGATGTTGATTTAAAAAATTCAAGTAATGTTGATAGAATATTCAAGTCAATGTTTCAAGATTCTGAACCTTGGATAGGTACATATCGATCAGATTCAAATAAATTTAGAAAAATAATTAATCAAAAAAATATTAATAAATTTGCACGTTAATTCATTTTAACTCGTACAACTTGTCGTCTTTTTGAAGATATCATTGAATTCATATCAACTAGAGGTAATTTTTTTTCATGTTCAGGATCATAATTATTTTCATGAAATTTTAGTGCAAGTGGTATACCTACTCTAAAATGTGGAGTTTGTCTAGATTTAAAATAAAATACTTTTTTTTGTATATCAGCAGATCTAATTCTATTATCAAGAACCATACAACCATAGTTATCTGTAACTTGAGAAAAAACTTGATCAAAAAGATCAAATTTTGGAAAAATACCAGCATAATGTTCATAAATTTTTTTTCTTGATGAATATGTATCTTCGCCAAGAAGAAAAATAAAATCAAAGTTATTTCTTAATTCAGGTTGAATACCAATACAATACTGCATTGCTAATATAAAAGTAAGTTGATAATGTCTTCCTTCATTAAAAATAGACAATACATTTGGATCTTTTAACCATAAATGTTTAGAACTCATACAGTCATCCATTACTAGATATGCTCTAGTATCAATTAATTTTTTACCTTCTTTTTTTCTTTGTTCATTTTTATCAATAATTAATTTTTGTCTATGTAAAACGCGAGGAATAATATCTTCTTTATATTCATGATGAATAAATGATGACGGAATAATATCATCAAAAAATTTCGTCATTTTATCAGTTGGTGCAATTACAGTACCACATGGTATATTTGTTTTAGATAAATAATATAAAATTTCTCTAATTACCCAAGATTTACCAGATCCAGATTTAGCAATCATAGCAATTCTAGGATTTACATATTCACCTTTATCATTTACAACTAATTTTTTTAAATCAAATTTAGCTAATTCTAATGTTTGTCCTCCAATATTATGAAAACTCATATTAATTATAAGATAGAATAAAAAAAGTTAAAAAATAATAATTTGAAATTGAAAATCTAATATTTTTATAATTTTAGAACTAATAATTTTATCTGGCAAGGTCAACATTTTATTAGGTATATATTCTGTTGATTTTAAAATTATATCTAGAGCTTTATTTTCTAAATTATAGCTAGAAATATATCCTAAATTAACAGGATCCCATGGATGTAAACCATTTTCTTTTCTTAATTTTTGAAATTCTCTTGCTAATACTTTACTTATATAAATCTTATCACTATCTTCATCTTGAATTAAATTCAAGCTAATAGATAATTGTAATTCATCATTTTCTGCAGAAACTAAACTATTTTCTGATGAGATATGTTCATCAATCAAAACATCTGATAATTTAATTTCATTATCATTAACAATTATAAAACCATTATTTAATAAATCTTTAATATTTTCTTGATTAATTAATTTAATATATTTTTCTAATATTTTACATCTAGATCCCAATATTTTATAATTAGGTTTAATAGAATATATTTTAATAGTTGGAACATATAATTGAATATCTAATTCAATTATATTTGTCTCTTTTTCTAAAAATTGCTTCATATAATCAGTATTTAATAATTTATAAATTTGAGGAAGTGCTTTAATAACTGCATATTTAATTGGGCGTTTTCTTGGCAAGTTACCTCTTAAACTATTGATCATTAATATAATTTTAATTAAATATTTTGATTCTAAAATATAATCTGATTTTAACCAGTCAATATTTCTAATATAAAATTCTTGACAATGAATTGAATTTAGATTATTAAATTTTAAATTGAAATATTCAGTTAAAAAAGGTAAGATAGGTGCTAAATGTAAAATGCATATTTGTAAAATATATTTAAAAATAGCAATAGAAATTGTATTATTTTTAAGATTTTCTCTATTAAGTCGAATATAATAATTATTAAGCATATCAATATATTCTGTTAATAAATTATAAATTGGTTGTAAAGTATAAGATAAATATAATTTTTTTAATTTATTAACAAAAATATGTGTAATATCAATACACCAATGATCTAAAGGATTTGTGGATTCTTCAAAAATAATATCTTTATTTTTAATTTTAAATTTTTCTTCATATTCAAAATAAAATGCAAATGAATTAAACAAAGGTAAAATAAAATTTTGCATTATTCCTTTTACTTCAATCTCATTAAATTTAATATTCTCTGCTTTTGATGCAACAGATGTAACCAAATATAGTCTTAATGCATCAGAACCATATTTATTAACTATATCAATTGGATCTGGATAATTTTTATGTCTTTTTGACATTTTTTTTCCATCTGATGCTAGTACTAATCCATTTACTATTACATTTTTAAATACTGGTTGATTATTTAAACAAGTTGAAATAACTAATAAAGTATAAAACCAACCTCTAGTTTGATCTAGACCTTCAGCAATAAAATCAGCAGATGTATCAATAGGGTTAAATGATTTTTGTAATACATATGGAATGCATCCAGAATCAAACCAACAATCTAATACATATTCTTCTCTTTTATATTTTATCCCATCTTTAATAATAATTATATGATCAATATGATCTCGATGTAAATTAATAATTGATCCATTAGGCAATCCAGCAAGTTCCTCTAATTCAGCTGAATTAGAAACAACTATTATTTTACCACATTCTGATTTCCAAATTGGAATAGGTGTACCCCAATATCTATTTCTTGTTAAACACCAATCTTTTGCATTATTTAACCAATTATGAAATCTGCCATCTCGAATATTTTGCGGAATCCAATTAATTTTTAAATTATTTTCAACTAAATTATCTTTAATATCTGAAACTTTTAAAAACCATGAACTAACTGCTTTATAAATAAGTGGAGTGTCAGATCGCCAACAAAATGGATACGAATGTGTAAAATCAAATATATCAAATAAACTTTCTTTTAATAATTTAATTATTTGTTTAATTGAATCTTTAATATTAAGACCAGATAAAAGATATGGAAATACGTCATTTGTAAAAATACCAGATTCATTTATATGAATTATGATGTCATTAATATTATTATTTTTACAAACACGAAAATCATCTTCACCAAATCCTGGAGCTAAATGCACAATACCTGTACCAGATGAATCATTCACAAAATTATCAGCAAAGACTGAATATATTTTTGATGAATCAAATAAATTTTCATATGCAAGTCCTATTAGATCAGAACCAAATAACGTATTTATAATTTCATATTCTTTTTTTGCTTTATTAAAAACATGTTGTACTAAATTTTTAGCAATAATATATATTTTGTTATTAGATAAAGATTTAACAGTAACATATTCTAAATTAATATTTATACATAAAGCTTGATTTGCAGGTAAAGTCCAAGGTGTTGTAGTCCATACTAAAAAATATTCATTTTCTCGATTTTTAATTTTAAATTCTACTATAACCGTTTTATCTGTAACATTTTGATAATTAGAAGATGCTTCAAAATTAGAAAGAGGAGTTGTACATGCATTAGAATAAGGCATAACTTTAAAATCTTGATAAATAAGATTTTTATTATAGATTTTAGAAAAAATAGACCATACAGTATTCATATATTCAAAATCCATAGTTTTAATATTATTTTCCCAATTGATCCAACGTCCAAGTCGATTAATTATAGTTTTCCATTGATCAGCATATTTAAGAACAATATTTTCACATGATTTATTATAATTATCTATTCCATATTCTAGAATTTCTTTTTTTGTCTTAATTCCTAGTTCTTTTTCTATTTCAAATTCAATAGGTAGACCATGACAATCCCAACTAACATTTCTATCAACACTAAAACCATTTTGACATGCAGCACGACAAATAGTATCTTTAATAAATCCACCAAGTATATGTCCATAATGTGGTAATCCTGTAGCAAATGGAGGTCCTTCAAAAAAAATAAATTTTTTTAATTTATTTTGATTTGATTTGATAAAGCTATTATCTTGAAACCAAAAATCATTTACTTCTTTTTCTAATTTACTTATATTCATATTTGATAATATTTAATATTTATAAAGAAGATTAAATATTATCAATTTTTATTAGTTTATTTTATAAAATTATTTCACTTTGAATCCAAAATGGATTATCAAAACATTTACGATTTGTTATTTGAAAACCAAGATAGTAAAAATATTTTTCGTATATACGAAGATTTTTATGAATATCTAAAATTATTTTATTTTTATTTTCTTTTTTGGCAACTATTTTAACAAACTGTACTAGAGATTGTATTAGATCTTCTGTTTCATACTCATCTAATGAATTATTATATAAATGATTGTATTCAATAGTGTTTACACCTAAATAATTTATTTTAATATTGTTCTTATGTATTGTATAATCAAAAGCTGCTATAAAATTTTTACTTGAATGATTAAAATCATCAAACCAATAATCAAATAAAGATTTTGTTCTCCATATTTGAATTATATGCATTTTTTTATTAATACTGTGTTTAATTGCAATTCGATTTGTATAAACACATTTACAAGTATATAAACTTTCATTATCATTATTATTTAATAATTCATATAATGATTGTAAATTTGGTAATAAAATAGTTTTATTATAAAGTATCATTTATAATTAAAATAATATTTATATAAACATATATTTATATAAATATTTAATTTTTTTTTTAGTTTTTAACTATAATATAAATATTTTAAAATGGATCAACTAAAATATCTTGATTGATTGCATTAATTACAGGTAATTCTTTAACAACTTGATTTTCTTGAAAAGTACAAATTAACCAAACAATTAGAGTAACAAGTAAAGGAATTTTTGGTGAAACTATTTTATTATCTTTTTCAATATATTTTGTATCTATAATCATAATAATATATATAAAAAACCCAGCAAAAATAGAAATTAAATATGGATTTAAAAACATTTCTTATATTTAATATATATTATATTTTTTTTTAAACTTTCATACTTGATAATATTTATTTTTAAATTTATCAGTTTTTATATTTTTAATAGAATTTATATTTGGATCATCAGAAAGCACTATAGTACTTTGACCTTGATCTTTTAAATAATTTTCAACATCATTTGTGTTAACTGATTTTTGATTTAAATTTTTAGTTTGATTAACTGGATCATTTGAATAAAATAATGATCTAATATTTGATTTATTACTAAATGAATCAAGTATTTTAGAATTATTATTTTTGTAATATGCAATACTTTCAGAATCAACAAGTGGTTCTATTTTTTTAGGTATTGGATTTTCAATAACAAGGTTAGATACTTGTTTATTACATTTTTCAGAATTATTATTATTACATTCGTTTTTATTATCTATTTCAAATTTATCAGATTCAGAATCTAATATTATAGCACTATCTAAAGGATCATTTTTTAGCATTTCTCTAATTTTATCTAACTCGTTATGTAGACCAGTAGTACTTGGTTGTATACCAGTAGTACTTGGTTGTAGACCAGTAAGATCATTATTTATTAATTCTTGTTTTTTAATCATTTTTTGTAATATATTTTTATTTGCATCACTTAATCCTTTATCAAAATCTTGTTCTTTTGGTATAGTAGGAGTATTTTCTCCTAAATATTCATTTAAAATATATTGTAATGGTAATAATTTTCTAATAGCTTCATGTATTGAATATTTAATATTTTCTTGTGCATCACGTTGATTTTTTTTAATATCATATAATGAATATTTATGATAAAATAGATATGGATTATTATATATCATTTTAGCAGTTTCAATATAACTAAAATGAATAAATCTTTTAAAATCTATATCTTTTGGTAGCTTAATAGTATATTTTTTTTCTGGTGGAGTATTAGTCAAAACCATAATATTTGATTTTATAACTGCATTTAAAATATTAGGGAGTAAATCTGAACATTCAGAGTCTTTTAAAATTCTAGTTGTTTCAGACTCAAGAATTAATGGATTCCAAGTAGGAATTTTTTTAAGAAAACTTTGAAAAATTTTTAATTCTTCATTATCTCTTGCTACTTTTAATGCTTCATCATATAATGATTGTATACCATCATAAATAAATGGACAAACTATATTTATTAATTGTGAAGTATATTCTGCTTTAGTCTCAACTAAATAATTCATACTAATAATAGTATATATTTAGAAAAAAAAATTAATAAATAAACTAAATTATTTATTAATTTTAAATTTTTTCACAAACACATCCAGTTGTAAAACCATTATTACATGTTAAATTAGTTGCTCTAAATTTAATTCCCATATCATTAGGTTTAATACCAACTAAAGATTCATCTAAAGGAATTGTATTAGGCCATCCAGAAAAACAACATGATTTTCCACATATTATTGATGCTGGTTTTCCAGATACTGTTGTAGTTGCATTTGAATAATTAAAAAATTTTTCAGATTGTTTTAATAATTTATTATTAAAAATATAATTTAGGATAAAATAAATAATTATAATAGCAAAAAAAGCTTTAATCATATAATATATATAAATATATTATTTTACATCGTAATGATTGGTAATAATAAACTATTTATTTCCCATTTACCATTTAATTTATTTTTTGAACGTGGTTTTAAATACACTTTTATTAATTTTCCCCAATATTTTATAAATAAGTTATTATACATTTTTAAAAATGTATTATCTCTTGAGATGACAGAATAAAAATATTCTGTATCAAAAGTAATGCTATTTATATTTTGTGAATTATCTAATACACCATATTTTTCAATTGCTAGTTTTTGAATATTTAATAATTCAGATGATATTTTTTTAAATATTTTTTCAGATTTAGGATAATCTATTTTATTAACACCAGATCTTGCTCGAATTATATATATACCTTCTGATGTAATTACTAATGAACCTTGTATATTTCCAGAATTAAAATGATATGCAAAATGATATATATCTGCAATTGATGGGAATTCATATAATATACCATTAATAGATCTAGATCCAGGAAAAGGTGTTGGTGGATGAGTATGAAACATATATTCATATTCTTGAATATTACATAAATCATTTGGTAAAAGAATATCAAAATCATCATTATCTTCTCTATTTGTTTTTGCAGAAATTATTATTTTTTCAAGTTTAGATTTACTAAAATCTAATAAACCAGAATGTTCAGAAAATCTAAGATTAAATGATTTATCAATATATTTTTTTTCATAACCACCATTTTCTAATAGTGAATCTAAAATTAATAATTGATTATGATTAATTTTTAAATATTTTTTATTATTTGATTGATATTTTAATCCTTTTATATGATATTTGTTATTATTCATTAAATATAAAAAATATAATTTATTTTTTATATTTAATATTTAATTTAGTGACATAAAAGTTGATCCTAGTGTTGATGATGAAGCACTTGCAGAAGGATTAAAAGTATTTTTAGGAATTTTAATAAGTTTATTATCAATAACATAATAAATAATTAAAGCAATTAAAAGCATAACTAAAATAATATATAACCAAGTATTATTATTTTTATTTTTTTTACTTGGGGCAGGTAAAGATTTATTATGAATAACTCTATGTGCATTTGGGACAGGTAAAGATTTATTATGAACATGTAAAGGTTTATTACGGACAGGTAAAGATTTATAATAATAATGCTCATAGTCTTCATTATTTTCATAATTTTCATTATTTTCTTCTTCTTCATTATTTTCTTCTTCATCATTTTCATAATCTTCATTATTTTCATAATCTTCATTATTTTCTTCTTCATTATTTTCTTCTTCATCATTTTCATATTTTTCTTCATATTGTATTTCATTGTAACCTTCATTATTAATCATAGGATCTTCTTCATTATTAATCATAGGAACTTCTTCATTATTAATCATAGGAACTTCTTCATAATTTTCAGTTAAATGATAATATCCATCATCATTATCATTTTCTTGATTATTATAAAACTGTTCAATATCTTGGTTATAATTATTAAATGACATATATAGTAAATTTAGATAATTATTTATATAATATTTTATTCTGAAGATATTAATTTTTTAATTTTTTGTATAATATTAATTTTTTCAATAGTTTTATCTATTTTAAGTATTGTTTCAATATTTTTTGCTGATAATTTATATTGATTAGAGATTTTTTTAATTTTTTTATATTCTTCTTTTTTATATAAATCATATATCATTTTATTTAAAATTAATATATCATTTATATTTTTGTTAATTATTGTGTTGATTGTTAATATATTTTTTTTATTTATATTCTTAATTGATGTTTTATTTAAATCTGATGAAAATATTATATCATATGATTTATTTTTTAAAGGATATTTTGACAGTTCATATGTAGTCTGACAACAAGTATAAAATCCATGAAGACTCTGTAAATACCAATTTTGATCAGTATAAATATTAGTTTCAATTACATCTCCCATAGATATAGAGTCACAAATTCTACTTGAACATTCATAAAAACTATCATTATCGTGTAGACGAGATAAAATATTTCTTGGATAATTTTCAAAAATCATTAAAGGCAATAATACTTTTTCTTTTTCATATAAGTTTAAACATTTATCAATTGATTTATAATTATCTAATAATTCTTTTGTACCTTCAAATAATCCAATATCTTTATCTTTTTTTTGTGAAGACAAAAAAAAACTTTTACATTTATTTATATCAATTATATCTGATCCAAAAGTAAATTTTAAATCTTGTAATAAAAATATTAATTTTCTAATATCAAATTGAGTAAACTTAATAATATTTAATGATACATTATTATCTATTACATTTAATTTTTCATTTTTATAAATTTTATTCATTAATACTAGTATTTCATTAATATTTGGAGGAATAAATTTTATTTCACAACAAGTCTTTTTAATATCTGATATTAATTTAGAATGTTGTTCATTTGTTAAAAAAATAATTGGTAAAATTTTTTTTTCTTCATTTTCTTTATACAAATCTATTAACATATTTTTTTCGGTTGATAAAGTTATATTTTCTGTATCATCTATAATTAATGCCGATTTTTTATTTGTTATAATACTATGAATTGTACCCAAGTTTTCACATGATCCATTTAATAATATTTTACTTATTAATTTATTGTCTTTTATATTAGATGACGATATATTAATAATATTATAATTCATTTCTTCAAGTATTAATTTAATTGTAATACTTTTACCTATACCATGAATTCCTGAAATTATAATTGAAGAATTACTAATTTTAAAATTATTAATAGATTCATCACTATTTTCTGAATCTATTATTGAATTATAATTTGATTTATCATTAAATTTTAATAACCATTTTTTTATTTTATTAATATTTTTAGAATGTCCAACAACATCTGATAATGTTTTTGGATTATATTTGTTTAACCATAATGTATTCATTTATATATATATTAATTATTTCTATAAATGTTTAAAAATCAATTTTTACAACTTTTCTTAAATAATAATATAACATCTATTATATGAAAATACATCCATTTGTTTCATATTTAAAATATTTAATAATAGATTGCTATGAAGAATATTATGATCCATATTATGCTGAAAATTGGTATTTTTTATATAGAAGATTCAAATTAAGAAAAAATAAATCTAAATTTTATAAACATACACCAATTAAATTAATAATAGGCTCTGATTTCTAAAAAATTGATTTTTTTTATAATTATTAAGATAAATTATATATTAAATAATAAAATGATAAATATTAATGTTAAATTGAATAATGGAACTAATCTATTATTTAAATATGATAATTTAGTTAATGTTAATAGATTAATAACTGATATTGGTAAAAAAATATACTTGGAAAAATATAATCAACAAGTTAATTCTTATATTAAAATAATATATTTAGGTAAAATTCTTGATATAGAAGAAGATTTACCATTAAATAATTCTACAAATGATTACATATTTCATAGTGTTATTAAAAAAATACCTGATGAAGTATTTATTAAAGAAGAAAATATTGAAATTGAAAAAGTAAATGATCTTTTTCAAAAAGATGAATTTATAAATATTATTAGAAAAAAATTAATTTATGAATTTATAATAAAAAATTTATCAGAACCTAATAAAATTATAGAACTTTTTTTAAATAAAAAATTAAACAAGTATAATCATCAGTTATTATTATTAAAAGATATGGGTTTTAATGATGAAAAAGAATTATTACAACTATTAGATAACTCAAATGGTAATATAGAAACAGTAATAAATATATTAATGACTTAATTAAAAATAGGTATATTTATTTGATTAGATTTTAAATAGTTATCTTCTATTAATTGTAATAAACAAGATTGCCATGTTATATTTCTATTTAATAATTTATTTAATAAATTGCTATATAGTGATTTTTTAATTAAAAATGATTCAATTTCTTTAATTTTACCAATAGAACTTATTTTTTGTTCAAAATTGTTACTATCAATAAATTTAATTAAAATAATATCTGAATTATCTATTTCATATGTATTAAAATTTTTTTCTAACCAAATTAAATTTTTTGTATTTATATTAAAATCATTAAATATAATTAATATTTTTT